TTTTTTATATTTGCCGTACACATATTAGGTGCCTCCTCTATCATGGGTGCGATTAATATTATCGCGACTATTATGAACATGAGAGCCCCTGGCATGACCTATATGAAAATGCCAATGTTTGTGTGGACATGGTTGATTACCGCATTCTTACTTGTCGCAGTGATGCCAGTCTTGGCAGGTGCAGTAACCATGATGTTGATGGATATCCACTTCAACACTAGTTTCTTTTCTGCGGCAGGTGGTGGTGATCCAGTTTTGTATCAACACATTTTCTGGTTCTTTGGTCATCCAGAAGTATACATTATTATTCTACCAGCGTTTGGCGTCATATCTGAAATCATACCTACCTTCTCGCGAAAACCTTTGTTCGGTTATTCGTCTATGGTGTATGCGACAGCGTCTATTGCCTTCATGTCTTTTATCGTATGGGCACACCACATGTACACAGTCGGATTGCCTATTGCCGGAGAGTTGTTTTTCATGTACGCGACGATGTTGATCGCAGTACCTACAGGAGTGAAAGTCTTCAATTGGGTGACTACTATGTGGAGGGGATCATTGACCTTTGAAACACCGATGTTGTTTGCGATTGGATTTTTAGTCCTGTTTACGATTGGTGGCTTCTCAGGACTCATGTTGTCAATCGCGCCGGCCGACTTCCAGTATCACGATACCTACTTTGTCGTAGCACACTTCCACTATGTGATGGTTGCTGGTGCTGTTTTCTCAATTACCGCAGGTATCTATTTCTGGTTACCTAAAATGTGTGGCCGCATGTACAACGAGACGATGGGTAAATTACACTTTTGGGTTTCGTTCGTTGGGTTCAATATAACCTTCTTCCCGCAACATTTCGTTGGTCTTGCGGGTATGCCTAGGCGTGTTCCAGACTACGCCCTACAATTTGCAGACTTCAACATGATGTCATCAATTGGTGCATTCATCTATGGTGCATCGCAAATTTTGTTTTTGTATAATGTTCTTGCTACTGTCATCGCTGGAAAGACTGACACTCGCGAGAAAACGTGGGAGGGTGCTGTTGGATTGGAGTGGACTCTTCCATCTCCGGCACCATATCATACCTTCGAGGTTCCACCAAGTCAAAAACAGATGGATGCTGCGTGAAGCTCAGTAGAGATCCTATCACCGATACGTCATTAAAACTGTTCGTCCTCACTGTAATTATGGGGGCGTCGGTGTTCTTTGTAATGATTCCCCTATATAATGTTTTATGTGACGTATTGGGGATCAATGGAAAGACTTCTGGTAGTGCGTATTCAGCAATATCTACAGAGATTGACACTAGTCGTTTTGTTACAGTTCAGTTTATTACAAGTAACAACGCGGACATGCCTTGGGAATTTGAACCTAAAGTTACGATGATGTCTGTTAATCTAGGTGCGGTAAATAATACTGTATTTGACGCGAAGAACACAACAGATTTATATATGATAGGTCAAGCAATACCAAGTGTTTCTCCGTCAAGGGCTGCACAGTACTTCCACAAAACCGAATGTTTTTGTTTTGAGTCTCAACCACTTGATGCAAACACTAATGTGGAAATGCCACTGGCGTTCATTGTCGATCAAGAATTACCGGAAGACATTAAGACGATTACATTATCTTATACATTATTCGATATCACGGGGGATAAGTGAATAAGATTGATAAAATTTTAAATGAAATCGAAAAGTTGAAGGACAAGAAAAGAAATCCTTCAGAACAGCATCCACATATAGTTGAGTCACGTAAACATTGGGGATGGGATGCTGGTTATGATAACTATGATCCGACAACAAACGAGAAGAAAAAAGATGAAGTTTAAGATAGTATATAAAGAGGAGCACGAGTCAATATTCCCTTGGAAGTCTCGTTTCCGTGGTGTCGTATTATGGCCTTATGTTATTATGCGACCAAAAAAATATTCGACGGGTCAAGTTGCTCAGTCTGAAATGATGACTCGACGTGCATTAGTTAAATTGTACCGACACGAGTTGCAACATTGCTATCAGATTAGACGTATGGGTATAATCAAGTTTTATATTCGATATGTTTGGTTAAATATACTCATGGGGTATCAAAATCATCCTTATGAGTTGGAGGCAAGACAGCATGAGAACGAAAAGTTAAACGATCTTGAGTTGAAATGGCTTCACGATGGAGTTATAAATTTATCAGAGATGGAGGACTAATGACTGATAATGATATGCGGTGGAATAAAATCAACGGAATGAAAGTGGGTGATCCTATACCCGAAGCAACTTTTCAGACGCGTGTGCGAGATGAAAGCATTGATGGTCCTAACCCGTATCGATGGGAAGAGACTACAATGGAAGACTACACCAAAGATAAACGTGTAGTTATTTTCTCTTTGCCAGGCGCTTTTACACCTACGTGTTCGACAATGCAACTACCAACATTCGAAGAGAAGTTTGATCAGTTTGTCGATCTTGGTGTTGACGAAATCTACTGCATGTCAGTAAATGACTCATTCGTAATGAACGCATGGGCACGAGATCAAGAACTCAAGCGAGTCAAGGTGATTCCAGATGGCTCTGGTCATTTTACGCGGGCGATGGGAATGCTTGTCGATAAAGACAATCTAGGATTCGGATACCGTTCATGGCGTTATGCGATGGTCGTCACTGATGGTGTGATCGAGGCATTGTTCCGTGAAGCAAGTATCCGTGATAACGCGGATGATGATCCGTATGAGATGACCACTCCTGAAAATCTACTTGGGTATTTGCGCAACGCGATACCACAAGAAGAAGAGGTGGTCTAAAGATCAGACGATTTGTTGAACCTCACACGAGTTTCGCCTATCGTCTACTTCAATCACGATGTTACGGTCTTCGACGATACGACGACCGTGGTTTTTTACCACGACTCTAGAGTCTGGAGAAATATCTAGATCACAGTTAAGAAACAACTTGACAGTCTTGTGATCTTTTGATATAATGTGCACACTATCTGAGGATATAAGTAGTTGATCATCCTTACAGATTGTGACTGAGTTTGCAAGTGCGGTTGGTACAAAGATACATAACACCAATGCGATTAGGTATTTCATTTGCTTTCTCCTGTCGTCTCACGACGACTTTTGTTGCCTCACGGCAGCTAATAGTATGACAGTTATATTACTGTTATATTATATATACGTTACATTTATTTGGCACGTAGCTCAGTTGGTAGAGCTGATGACTGTTAATCATCCGGTCGCAGGTTCGAGCCCTGCCGTGCCAGCCACACGCGAGAGTGGTGGAATTGGTAGACACGCTGGTTTTAGGTACCAGTGCCGCAAGGCGTGAGAGTTCGAGTCTCTCCTTTCGCACCAATTTATTATGAACAGGTGAAAGTTTATGCCAAAAATAGGTCGAGGTGATCCAATGGTTCGTTCGGATGGTCGGACTAAACCAGATCGTAATTGGTATCCAGAAGATTTTGATTGGTACCTCAAATGGATTGCGTCTTTTTTAATTCTTGCATCACTTGCCATGCGTGCCGCAGGGCCAGAATATCGTATGTATGATCTTGTAATTGGATACATAGGTATTGTTCTATGGACATGGGTATCTATAATTTGGAAAGATCGTGCTCTTATAATGCTGAATACGATTTCTGGATTTATGATTCTAACTACTATACTGAGAGAGTGGTAATATGATTAGTGTTAATAACAGCAATGCTCCTAAAGTCGTTTCCGATAATAGTGATATAGATTATAAGTTCAGCGAAGATAGGCTGATTAAAGAGTTCAAGGAGTATGTTGACGGAACTTATAATAAGCACTATGCTAAAGAGAAGTTTCAGGCAACTGAATTCATAATAGATGGGGGACATGGTACAGGTTTCTGTATTGGTAATATTTTAAAATACGCACAACGTTATGGTAAGAAGGGGTCACATGATGATGCGCGTAAAGATTTATTAAAGGTACTTCATTATGCGCTTATTCAATTACACGTTCACGATAGCGATTAGTTTCGCAATTGTAGGATGTTCAAATGTCGGTGTTAAAAATGCATACATTTATGGCTCTGACGATCATAAATTTTTAGAGAAGGAATATGAAAATCTTAGTCCAGAAGTTCATTTTATCCTTCTAAAGAATCAAGAAGAATATGACTCAGCTAGGAAAAAAAAGCTGGGCAAACGATGGGATTCCGTGAGTGCGTTCACTTTATGGGTTCCAGAGACGGGTAAATGTACAATCTTTATTAAGGATCCTGAGTGGCAGTGGGAACCCGAATTGCTTGGTCATGAGGTTGCACATTGTATATGGGGGAGATATCATAGAGGCAAAGAAGGTCTCAAACCATTTTAGGAGCGGTAGTTCAGTTGGTTAGAATACCGGCCTGTCACGCCGGGGGTCGCGGGTTCGAGTCCCGTCCGCTCCGCCAACGTTTGGAGTAAATTATGAGATTTTTTGTAGTAATGTTATTGACAAGTCTTATTGGTTGTAGTACAATAGGTGATGAAAAAGTAGATAAAGGTCTCTGTCTTAAATTTGTAACTTTTGTTTCAGAGAGAATGGAATGCGCAGGTGGTCGTGGTATTTCAGCACAAGTCTGTGTAGTACGACATGTTCCAATGACAACTTGTACGGTATGGGAATGGCCAGAGGGTCGTCCAAAGGATGAGTCATGAAACTATGGATTGTACCTTTAGTATTACTTACCGGATGCGTATCTACAGAACAAGACGATCGTATTTGTCTTGACTATGAAACGCGAGTAGTGATGCGTGAAAAATGTGTTCCGTTGTACGGTTCTCTTATATGTGCCGATCAACAGGTAACCCAAACATGGTGTGTTCTTTACGAAGAACTTGAACCACCCAAACAAGAGGATTGATATGCGAGGAAAGCATGTAATTAAGCGCCGCCGTGAAGGTGCTTTAGAGCGTCTCCGTGCGTCAGAGTTCTTTGAGAAGAACGGTCGCACAGAGGCAAAGTGGCAGGAGCGAAAGGACAAGGAGATCGAGATTCTCGAAACCTACCTTGGTCTTAGACAACCTGTTAAGAAAAAGAGAGATGAAATTTCTCTCGACTTATAAGGGGAAGTCCTATGGACATTTTAGTGTTAGTAGCGGTAGTAGCAGTAGTCGCGTTTTTTGTATTCCGCGGCCGAGGTGGTAACGGTGGTTCCGGTAGCGGTGGTTCCGGTGGCACTGGTGGTTCAGACCAGAAGTAATCTCTAGGGGAGGTTCCAGAGTGGTCAAATGGATCAGACTGTAAATCTGACGCGAGAGCTTCGGTGGTTCAAATCCACCCCTCCCCACCAATCAGTCCTGAGATGACTTTAAACTCACTCTGGTCGTTACGCCCGCCTCCTGAGTAAGAGGGAAACTGCTCTTTTATTATTACGGAGATTAGCTCAGCTTGGTAGAGCACTGCATTTGGGATGCAGGGGCCGTTGGTTCGAATCCAGCATCTCCGACCAATTGAGGAAATGTTATGATATATGAGTGGAAGATTTTTTACAAAGGGATGCAGGTAGGTCTTACTTATTCAATGACAGAGTACGGTGCACGAGAGCGATGGTACAATAACCAGAGTTCGAGTGCATCTAAATATTCAGGTCTAAACTTTTCAGACATATTTGCAAAACGAGCATAGCCATGTCTAAAATATTTGATATATTTGAAGAGTTAATTTTAGGCGCGATTGTGTTTGCAACAATCTTTGCAGTTGGTGAAGAGATCTATCGTTTGATTCTTGCAAGAACAGTTGCATTAACAGATTTGTTATTGTTGTTCATCTATGCCGAGGTTGTTGGTATGGTTGCAATCTTCTATCGTAGTCATCGCATTCCAGCGACACTACCAATCATTATTGCAACTACAGCACTGAGTCGTATGATTATCCTACAGAGCAAAGAGTTCGATCCATCTATTATCCTTTACGAAGCAGGCGGTATTGTGCTACTAAGTATAGGTGCATTCATTATGACATATCGTAATCGTTATGTTAGCGAAGATGAATTGAGTTAGAGTCTCATTCCTCTATTAAAATAACTGAATGAGTGGTGCCCAGTGAGAGCAGAGAGTCTCGTTCCTCTCTTAAAATAAATGAACGAGTGGTACCGGAGGGCGGGTGTAGCTCAGCTGGATAGAGCGTCGGTCTACGAAACCGAAGGTCATAGGTTCGACTCCTATCACCCGCGCCAAATAAAAAGAGAAAATAATGAAATTTTTAAGACTGAAATCAAAATCAAATGAGACATTCGAAATTACGTTTGAACTGTCCATGTCTGAACTGATAAACCTTAGAAGCGGTATTTCATTAGAATCAAGAGAACATTCAGATTGGTCCGAATACGATAGAAGCGTTTATGTTGATTATAATGATCAAATAGATCTGGTTGATCCTAAACCAAGGAATTCAATTGATGCTGCATCTCCATCTGAATGGGATTCTGTCACGAAAAAAATTCATACAAAGTTATCAAAAGAATAATCGAGGGGTGGGTGAGTGGTCGAAACCAACGGTCTTGAAAACCGTCGAACGGAAACGTTCCGTGGGTTCGAATCCCACCCCCTCGGCCATTCTCAATCAAATTTGTATAAATAAATACATTCATTAATCAAACGACTGTATTACCATGAAATCTTTTAAAACATTCTTAGACGAAGGTGTCAACGATCCAGCAATCTTCAAGGCGATTTTCCTTGCAGGTGGACCAGGCTCTGGTAAGTCATTCATCGTCGGTAAGACCGGACTGACCTCTATGGGTTACAAGGTTGTCAACTCTGACGACGCTTTCGAGGCTGCCATGAAGAAGGCAGGTATGGAGATGAGTTCTGACAACATCTTCTCACCAAAGGGTCAGGAGATCCGTGGTAAGGCGAAGAAGCTTACTGGTAAGAAAGAGGAAAGATACATCAAGGGTCGTCTAGGTCTAGTCATTGACGGCACAGGTAAAGATCCAGATAAGATTAAGAAGCAAGCGAAGAAGCTGAAAGAGATCGGTTACGACGTTGCGATGGTCTTCGTCAACACTGACCTTGATACCGCGATCAAACGTGACGCCATGCGTTCAAGAACGATTGGTGCAAAAGAGGCAACCAAGTACTGGAAGCTTGTTCAGTCAAACGTCGGCGCATTCCAGACTATGTTTGGTAAGTCTAATTTCTTGGTAGTGGACAACTCAGAAGGTAAGGACTATCAGAAAGAGACTCTACGCGCATACAAGGATGCACAGAAGTTTACCAACGGACCACACGGTGCAAAGGCGAAGCGTTGGATCGAAGTAGAGAAACAGGCGATCAAACGCGTCAAAAAAAGATAATTATTAACACTTGACAAACCCATATTCACTATAGTATAATTCCTCTCGAAACTTGAAATAGAGTATTGAGAGGCTCTTATATTATGCAACGCTTATTAACAGTGGCAGTATCCACTGCACTTCTTAGTGCATGTTCCGGTGGTGGTAATGATGCACCGTCTTCAATTGTGTCAGATCCTGTGACAGCACCCCCAACCATTACACCCGTAGATCCGGCAGTTCAAGCTCGGGAAGATCTCCTCATCCTACTTGACTCTACGTCGCCTACGGGTTCCTATGAAGTGTACGTATTACCTTCTAGTGATGACTTCAGTAATATCCCACAAGATCCTAGCAATGAGATTACCTCAGCGAAGGTCGCATTAGGTAAGTTAATCTATCACGAAACAGGTATAACGGAAGGTGATATTGAACCTAGTGAAGGAACATTCTCATGTGCAACTTGTCACAGTGCACAGAATGGATTTAAGTCTGGCATCCGTCAAGGCATCGGAGAAGGTGGAATTGGTTTTGATCATCGACTTATCGCTGAAGGAATCAACCCCGAAGATATTGATGTTCAACCCGTAACATCTCCTACAGTTTTAAACACTGCATTCCAAGAGGTCATGCTTTGGAATGGTCAGTTTGGTAACGAGATTGGTGGTGTAGTTAACGTCGGCATTGATCCAGAACGTCATTTTACAGAAGGTACACCAAAGGAAGCAAACCTACGTAACCTTTCCGGACTAGAGACACAGGCAGTTGCTGGTCTTGCAGTACATCGTATGGGTGCAAGTGAAGGTTCTTTGTTGCGCACAAACGAGACATATCGACAAATGTTCGAAGACGCATATGGTGTTGCAGAACCAGATGATATGATTGGAGCTGCCGCACTTGCAATCGCGGCATTCGAACGAACTGTTCTTGCAAACAAAGCACCCTTCCAAGAGTATCTACGTGGTGATGAGACTGCAATGACCGAAACAGAAGTAGCAGGCGCAAATGTCTTTTTTGGTAAAGGTAACTGTTATGCGTGTCACAATGGTCCAGCATTGTCTTCACCTGTCGGATCTATGGCAGACGATGTTTTTATGACTATTGGTTTTCATGATCTCGATATATGGGAAGATACAATCGGTGAAGTAAACGAGGCGACCAAGCTTGGTCGAGGCGGGTTCACTGGTGATAACCTTGATCGATTTAAGTTCAAAGTTCCTCCGCTTTATAATCTTATAGATACAGAAGTATTTGGTCATGGCGCTTCATTTACATCCGTAGAAGAAGTGATTAGATACAAGGTGGATGCAATGCCGCAACACCCACAGGTAGAGATCACTGATCTTGACTATAGGTTTACTCCATTGGACTTGACAGAAGAAGAAATAGCTAACTTGATTGAGTTTCTTGAGAAGAGTTTGTACGACGATGATTTGATGCGTTATGTACCCGAATCTCTACCAAGTGGTAATTGCCCCATCAATAATGATGCAGAATCACGACGTGATCTTGGGTGCGATTAAGTTATAAATACGTTTAACTGGGGCTATAGCTCAGTTGGGAGAGCGCTTGATTTGCATTCAAGAGGTCGTGGGTTCGACTCCCTCTAGCTCCACCAGTTTCCCCGCACAGTGCGGTGATCTGACACAAGAGTGAATTTTGCGCGATGCGCACTGATAGGATCTGCAGATCTCTCAAAACGTGCATGTGAAAATGCCAGCAGAGATATATCAAGTTTCACCGAATCAAAAGTGTCTATTAGATCCCACCCTTGCGGGGATCTTTTTGCTATTGACAAGTGAGTAATATTATGATAGAATACCTAGTATATTTTTTCGCAGCAGTAGGCGTATTTACTTCTTTTTCTTGGATTATCCTATGGTGGATTATCCGAGCTGAGTTAAAGTCGTTAGAAGATGTAAATCCTTTAAATAATCTAGATGATTTGAAATAATGTTTGAACATGTACCCGTCGAGTTGACGGAAATGAATGCGGTGACTACTGAAAAGGGTCGCCGATATCGCACACCGGAAGGTATCGATCTTCCATCAATCACTACAGTACTTTCTATACTGTCCCGTGAGTCCATCATGAAGTGGCGTAAACGCGTCGGTGCAGAGGAGGCAAACCGTATCTCCCATCGTGCATCTACACGCGGAACTGCTGTTCACGCTATTATTGAGAAGTACATCAACAACGAAGAGAATTTTAAGGATGGATACACTCCAGATATTATCAGTAGCTTTATTGATCTTAAGCCCATTTTGGATACTCGTATTGGTCGAATTTACGCACAGGAAGCGCCTCTCTACTCAACGCATCTGGGAGTTGCTGGTCGCGTCGATTGCGTTGCTGAGTTTGACGGCCATCTCTCTATTATTGATTTCAAAACTTCAATGAAGCCCAAACGTCTTGATTGGATCAAGAACTACTTCATGCAAGAGTCTGCCTACGCAATCATGTGGGAAGAACGCACAGGTCGTCCAATCACTCAGTTGGTGACAATCATCTCCGTTGACAACCACGAACCACAGATCTTTATCGAACATCGCGATAACTGGGTCCGTCCTCTACGTGAAACAATTGCTCAATATAATTCAGAAAACTCTGGAAATGCCCTTGACATATAAATACTGTTATTGTAACTTAACAGTATCTTAATCAAGGGGATTCTCTGTGATAGACTTAACAGGGTTCAACTACGAAATAAAGAAAACAACAAACACCCGAATCGAATATGTTATCTCTGATCCAGATCGATTTGGTGCGAAAGAGCGACTAGAAAAAATAGTTGCCGCACAAGGGTATGCATATAAAGATGGTGTTAAGTCCAGTTCATCTATAGACATCAAAACACTCGATGTTGAACTTGAAAAAAAATTACACAGATTCTTTTTTAAGCCAAAGGGTGGTGGATCAGGAGCAGGTGCAGAGATTACTGCCCTTGGTGAATGTTTTCAGGCATATATGTGTGCAGCTCGTCAGAAGAAAGGCAGAGATTTAGAAACTGCCGAAGAAGGCATTGAACTTTTAGATGCAAACACCATAAGACAGTTTACTGATTGTGATAGAACACTAACACAGTGTGTAGATGGACTAGATCCTGCTTGGATGAATTCTGGAATTGTAATTGCAAATAGGTTTTCAAAACAACTAAGCGCAGGTAAGTACAAATTTTTACGTGGTGGTGATGTAATTCAAAACATTGAGAGTACTTACAATACGCTTAAAAAACCTGCTGGGGTTACTTTAAATATTAACAAATGGAACCCTGCTGATATTTGGGCTATGAAAACTACGTGTAGACCAAATTTTAATCATCCAACACTAGATGCCTACAACCAATATCTGTTACAAGAATATAAGAATAAAAATTTGATAGGTGTTTCACTCAAAAAGTTGAGTCCTAAAGCAACAACTTGTAAAGAAGAGTTATTCAACGGAGGAATTCCTAGACCTTCAGCAAAGTTTATTGGTTACTCCATTGCAGGAAAGAAAGGTAATGGTGCGTGGTCTAAGATATATGCAAAGAAGCCAGGATCAGCAAGTAAAGATGCTTACCTTACTTATATGGTAGGGGGTAAAAAAACTGAAATGCAAATTAGAACATTTACTAATGGAATGTCTGGATGGCAAGGAGAGATAAAAGGAGCAACTGCTGCAGGTGGAAAGATTGGTGGTGGTAATCTACAAGAAGCACTAACCCTTGCAGGAATACCGACATCTAAGTTTATTGATCAAAGTTCATTTAAGAGTAAGTCTAAGATTAAAAACAAAGTCACTGTAAAAGAATTTACAAAAATGTATAATGAATTATCAGAGGATGAAGTCACGGAAGATGAAATGACAATATTCTTAGGTTCATATAACGATAACTGGTTGTATAGCAAATACTTGACAATGCAGTTTATATATGTAATGATTACAGAACGTAAAGCAGATAAAACAATGGCAATGTTAGATAGTATTGCGTCGTCTTCAACACCGAAGAGTTCGGTATTTTTAAAGTATAGTTGATATGGAAAACTTTAGTAACTTTATTACAGAACAAAAAAATACACACATGACCCACATCGAGGACAAAGTTCTCTATGGTGGGGTTGACGGTACGCGTCAAGCAATCAATGCGCTGCGCAGTTTACGTGACATGCTTTCTGGCTCAAGTGGCGGTAAGGTGTCTGTCAAATGGGATGGTGCGCCTGCGGTTTTCGCAGGCGTTGATCCTAGTGACGGAAAGTTCTTTGTTGCAAAAAAAGGGATATTTAACAAAAACCCGAAGGTTTACAAGACCGATGCGGACATCGACGCGGATACCTCTGGTGACCTGAACGCGAAACTGAAACAGGCACTCAAGTATCTCCCAGAACTAAACATCAAGGGTGTCGTTCAGGGAGACTTCCTATTCAGTCGCGCAGACCTACAGGGTAAGAAGATCGACGGTCAGAAGTATGTCGTCTTCCATCCGAACACAATCGCATACGCAGTGCCTTGGGAACAGGCAGCAGACCTACGCGCCGCAAAGATCGGTATTGTATGGCACACGACTTACACCGGAACATCTTTTGAGAACATGAAGGCGTCCTATGGTGTGGACGTATCAAAGTTTCGCAAGTCGCGCAACGTATGGTCGCAGGACGCTATGCTCCGCGACGTGACCAACGCAACCATGAGCGATAAAGACACCAAAGAGGTCAACTCTCTACTGACCCAGATTGGTCGTCTATTTAAACAGACTTCTTCAACAACACTCAAGACTTTGGAGGGTAATCAAAAACTTGCACAAGCGATTGAGACATACAACAATTCGTTCGTTCGTGCAGGCGCATTGATTCCAGATTCCAAGAAACACGTCGCTGGTCTGATTACAAACCGTCAGGCATACTATAAGAAAGAGATAGATAGTAAAAAGTCAGAACGTGGTAAAGCGGCCTGGCGGCAGAAATATGCAGATGAAATGGAATTTTTCTCTGCTACTAATCGTGCAAATCTAGTAAAAATGTTTGAATTGAAACGATTAATTGTTTTAGTAAAATTAAAACTTATAAATAGTTTGGACAAACTTAAATCAATTGATACTTTCGTGAAGACTTCTAATGGTTACAAAGTGACTGGAGAAGAGGCATACGTTGCAATTGATACACTTGGTGGTGACGCGGTGAAACTGGTTGACCGTATGGAATTTTCATATAACAACTTTTCATCTGATATATTAAAGGGTTGGGATTCAGCCCGTAGATAATATGGAATAAACCAGTAGAGGATAAGATAGTTATGCTATCGTTTAAACAATTCATGAGCGAAGTGCTTGATGCTACGCAACGTCGCAAGCTCGCTCTGAAAATGAAGAAAAATAAAACTCGCATTGCAATGGGTCGCAAACGCGCAGAACGTAAGATGGCCTCGAAAGAGGTTCTTCAGAAACGTGCACGCCGTCAGGCAAGAAAAGCAATGATATCGAAGATCACTAAAGGTCAGGATAAAAGTGATATGTCGATAGCGCGTAAGAAGGAAATCGAAAAGCGTCTAGATAGGCCTGCAGTGCAAGCGAGGATAGATCGTCAAGCACGTAAGATGATGAAGACGATCCGCCGCCAAGAAATAGACAGAAAGAGAGCTAAACGACAAGGCGGCGCGAAAAAGTGATTAAGAATTTTAGTCAATACCTCGTAGAAGAAGAACGCGAGGTCTACTTTACATTCGGACGTATGAACCCACCTACCATAGGACATGGTAAGGTGATGGATGCGTTAGCGCAGAAGTCAGGCAAAGCCGACTACAAAGTCTTTGTGTCACAATCCCAAGACGCAAAAAAGAATCCTCTGTCGTACACCGACAAAATCAAACACACACGTAAGATGTTTCCAAAACATGCACGGAACATCATGGTTGATAAGACTGTGAAAACAGCGATCAACGCGATGGTCTCACTGTATAATCAAGGTTACAAGTCAGTAACTATGGTTGTTGGAGAAGACCGTATTACAGAATTCGAAGTCCTGTTGAACAAGTACAACGGACAGAAAGCAAGACATGGTTTTTACAACTTTAAGAATATTAAGATAGTATCTGCCGGTAAGAGAGATCCAGACGCTAGCGGTGTAGAAGGTATGTCTGCGTCTAAACAACGAGAGAACGCACAGAAAAATGATTTTGTTTCATTCTCTCAGGGTGTTCCTAAGTCCATGTCAAATCCCGACACACGTAAATTGTTCAACGCCGTGCGTAAGGGTATGGGACTGAAGGAAGCCAGCGAATTCCGTAATCATCTAGAACTAGAAACGGTATCAGAAACCCGTGAACAATATGTTTCGGGTGAACTGTTTGGAGTTGGTGATACAGTAGTCATCAAAGAAAGTGATGAGGTGGCTACTGTATCCTTTTTAGGTGCGAACTATGTTATCGTAGAAACATCTGACGGTAAGAAAATGCGCAAGTGGTTAGATGCTGTTGAGCTTGTTGAGAAACAGGATCCAGACATCAAGGATCGTAAAGGTACACAACCAGCACGATATCATGCCGGACTAAAAAAGTCCACCAAAATCAAACGTGACGCACACTTCAAGAAACATGGCAAGAAAGCAGATGACGATTCCTCTGCATACAAACCAGCCCCAGGCGATAAAGGTGCGAAGACTAAACCATCTAAGTACACCAAGTCATTCAAAGACATGTACGACGAAGATTGTTGGGATGGCTACAAACAAGTCGGTATGAAAAAGAAGGGTGGTAAGATGGTACCAGACTGTGTTCCAGAAGAACACGGCGCGGGCGATGAAGGTACTGACAAGTTACGCAAGAAGTATTTTAAAGACACCCCAGGCCAAGATGACATCTTTGAAAACTGGGTAACTGATTTAATGAATCGTGTCGGCTCAAAAACTATAAATAAAGACAAATATCGTAAAGTAGCGCAACACATTAAGCGTGAGATGGGTAAAGGTAAATACACATCTCCAGAGTTTGCCGCTGCTGATACAATTCGCAGGTTTAACCTTGATATTGACACCAAGGTTCTTGCAGGAATGATTAGGAAATTGGCATGATCTCTTTTAAAAAGTATTTGAATGAGAAACGTTATTCGACGTATGATAGCATTGATCTAGGTGAAGGTCCAGACGGTATCGCTGCAAAGGCGAAGAAGTCTGGTATCTCTCCGGATACTTTGCGTAAGGTATACCGTCGTGGCGTTGCTGCATGGAAGACAGGTCACCGCCCAGGCACCACACCACAACAATGGGGAATGGCGCGAGTTAACGCGTTCATTGTAAAGAAAAAGAAAGGCAACTTAAACCACGATAAGGACTTGGCGTAAACAAATGGCTATCAAATTTTACGGCGGACATAAATTAAATTCTAAGACAAAGATATACGGAACTCGACAAGACTTCGAAGTCATCGAAGTAGATGAGAACGGAGATCCTATAACAGGTGAAGCGTCTTCACAAGTGTCACTACACCTTAACGGAACCGACTCAGGTATTGTAGACAGTTCATCTAATTCACACGCAGTGACTACCAATGGTAACGTTGCGGTAATTTCTGGTTCACCATATGATTCTACAACATCTATGTCGTTCGATGGTAGTGGTGATTATATTTCTATCGCAGACCATGACGACTTCAACTTCGGTAGTGGTGACTTTACAGTAGAGATGTGGATTAACGCTGAAACTCAGTCTACTAACTGGCCAGGTATTTTCTCAGGTTCAGATTATAATGCGGCGGGTTCTGCGTCATTAAGATTTGATAATGTAGGTCATGACAACAAACTATTCCTATACACAAATGGTTTGGGCGACCCTGCATTAACTACAGCCAATACATTGAGTCACAACACGTGGCATCACATCGCATTGGTACGTAATGGAACCAGTCTGTCGTTCTATGTAAACGGAACTCAAGACGGCACTACAACCATCTCTTCAGGTCAGACGTTTGACTTCAGTGTAGGTGAGTTCAGAATCGGTCGAGGGTTCGATGTCGATGGTGGTAACGCATACTTCGCTGGTAAGATCGCAGATGTTCGAGCAATCAAAGGAAGCGCAGTTGCACCAACTGCTGCACCTACTTCTGCATTGACTGGGTCGGCAGGAAGTCAGGTTGTATTCGCAGAACTAAGTACAACCGACGTTAAGACTAGTTATCCACCAGTTATTGACGGTCTATCGGTATCTGCATCTAATTCACAGGACACTTGGTCTCACGGTAGAGCAACAATGTCGTTTACTTCTGGTAAGTACTACTGGGAGGCAATACCAACTGGACCAGGCCTAATAGGTCTTGAACTAGACACCGCAGACGGTAACAGAACATTCCACAACGAGGGTACGGACACATTATCTGCACGAAGCTATAATGGCGGTATGATCTTTAAGGATGGTGTAAAAGTCATTCAAGGTCAGACTGGTTGGACAGACGGTGATGTGGTAGGCATCGCGGTTGACGGTGATACTGGAGATGTACAGTTCTATGTCAATGGTGTCGCTCAAGCAGGCATGAGTATAAACACAGGTTGGGGTTCTGACAAAGTCAAGATACCTAGTTATGGTGTATACAAGAATGGTGCTAGCAACTTCTCATGGTTATTTAACTTTGGTGCAAGTGGTTTCGCATATTCCGCACCAGAGGGTTATCAGCCGCTAGGTACTGCATCACTTATTACTGCGTCACTTCTAATCTCAGGTAACGGTGGAGTTTCAGATGCATCATCTTCTTCACATAGTCTAACACTTAATGGTGATGTCACAACAGCTCTTGGGTCGCCTTATACATCGGGTAACGTAATTGCATTCGATGGTAATGGTGATTTTGCGCACATAAGTAACGCAGACTTTAGCTATGGTACAGGTGACTTTACCATCGAGGCGTGGATAAACTCTGACGATGTTACTGCATCTGGACCAAGAAATATCTTCACACAACGTAGTCAGGGTGGTCCTGTACTAAGATTGTGGAACTCTAAATTACACTACATGCGTGGTGAAGGACAGAATGCATTGTACTCTGCAGAGAATCTTTTAACTGCGGGTCAATGGCACCACGTTGCATTAGTTAGATCTTCGGGTGTGGTTAGTATTTACCTAGACGGTACTTCTGTTGCGTCTCAGGCAGAAACATACGATTTCTCATCTCTAACTGAAGTATACGTTGGTTCATATGGGTCACAGTACGAATTCTTTGACGGTGAGATCGCGGACTTCCGTATCACCAAGGCTGCAGTCTACACAGAAAACTTCTCTGTACCAACTGCGACACTAGGTGATTATCCACCTCGTTACTATAAGACGTTAGCGACACAGTATGTAGAACCGATTGCATCATATGATTTTGATACTTCAGTCAACAGCAGCGGAACTTCACTAAATGATGCAATTATATTATCAAATCATTCCGTAGGGCATTTTGGAAGTGGTAATTTTACTATAGATTTTTGGGTTAATTGGGGTGGCGGTGGAACAACAAAACAGATTATGTCACAAAAAGACCCTTATGATTATGCCAAACAATCTTGGCAAATCGAGACAGATAATGGAAGTCTGAGCCTCTTGAGGTTATTTAATAATTATAATTACAGTAGAATTCCTCTTACTTACGTTAACGAACATACTTGGCATCATGTTTCCATTACTAGATATGGTAGTGATCTTATTATATCGAACTATAATTCATCTACAGGAACGACAACACAACGTACCGAAGCTATTAGCGGTACTGTGAGAGAGGTTAATTCTCCTGTTCATATAGGTAGCTCGGCAGGTTCATTTGATAGGTTCCAAGGCAAACTTGCAGATATTCGAATTTCTCACGCAGCAGAATATCATACAAACGGTGTATATTCTTATACTCCGCCTACTGCGGGACTTTCAGTCACACCAGACACAGTTGCTCTGATTAGAAGTAAGGCCGAAGGAGAAACGGGCACTTCTTCCGCAGGAATTGGTTTTGTTGATTATTCAGGGAATACGGATATGACTCTGCAATATGACCCTACAATTGATACAAGTGATACCATTCCACCACAAAGTTAAATGCTATGAAAAAGTTTACTGAAATAAGAGAAGCAAGGCGGTCTGCACAAGACCGTCTTTCCGCACGTGCGGCGAAACATGGTCTTGGTTCTAAGAAAAGACTAGACAAGATTAAGAAGGCTTCTGACTTTTTTAGTAAACCACCACCATCCTTCTCCAAGGCAGAATTGAAGAAGATGGGGTATGCAGTTGAAGCATCGTCGCCTGCACAACAAGCCGCGATCGCTATCGCCAAGAAGGCGAACAAGGTAGTCAACGCAGAAGAATCATCAAAGGTTCCTTCTGGTATGAAGTTCATTGCTTCGTATGTTTACAAGGATGCGAATGGTAAAGATCATACTCACCGTCATCTACGCAAAGGCACAAAGATGACTGACCCTGTTGTTGTTTACATCGACGACAAAGAGTGGAAGACCTTTCAATCATTTACCAAGGCAAAACAAGCTGCCATTGCTCATATCAAAGGAATAAGAGAAATGGTAGAGAAGACACTTACTCCTGCAGAGAAAAAGAAAAGAGAAGAGATTGCAAAGGCAATAGAACGGGACAATCCAGATATGTCAATGGCAAAGAAGATGGCCATTGCAACATCAACTGCAAAAAGAGTGGCCGAAGGTAAAAGCGATTACCCTATCTACCATAAGACATATTCCGGTGCAATGCAAGCGGCATATGCGTTCGCAAAGAAGAAGGGGTTCGAGGTAGATAAGACCGATATCGATGACAAGGTCGCAACTGGACCTAAGAAACCGTCTAGTGGTAAGACTAATAGTTTTACCTTGAAGTTAGTCGGTCAAAAGAACAAGAGATTGGCGGTACAGGTAACTAATTTGGATAACCGTCGATACGAATTAAACTGTTACATAACATAGGACATGGTATGAGCAAATCGAAGAAACCGCGTAACAAGAAAATGTCTGCTGCCAAGAAACAAAGACTGCAACAGACAAGTGATAATAATTACGGTGGACTGAACTTTAACCCACATAACAATAAAGTAAAGACAGTTAATCCCGTATCTGGTACGAAAGTATTTCGAGGAGCTTCAAGAGGTAGTTAAAATGAAAGATTTTTTTGAATTGAGAGAAGGTAAGGCGACCAAGACTGAAGACAAGGGTCAGTTCATCTACGCCGCGAAACAGGCAAAGGCGAAGGGTGACAAGACTTTTGTATTCGCGGGTAAAACTTACAACTGTGAAGAAGTTCTGGGAGAACTGTCTGCAAAATTGTTAAACAAGGCTGCCAAGAAAGCAGACGACGAAAGTGATAAGGCGCATCACGCAAAGAATCGCAGCCGCGCAGGTAAGAAGTATGATCAAGCAACCAAGTTTCACAAAGGTGCAAAGGATGCGCGTCGTCGAGCAATCCGTCGTGGAGAAAGAGTATTCGTAAATCTTTCTGAGGCAGTAGTCTCTCGTTCCGATTTTGATAAAATTAAAAAAGGTGACGTTATTGACGTGGTCTTTGATTCGTCAATGAAGAAAGGTCACAAGGCAAAGTTGAAAGTCAAAAGTAAAACTCGTAGCGCAAAATACAATGTTGACAAGGTTAACATGGTAGATGCAAACGATCCTCGCAATAAAACCCAATTTACATTCTTTAGCCGTCAAGGTAAAGACGCAACTCTAGGATGGGGTGGCATGGGCGTAGCACTAAAATCGTATACGATTGGTAAGTAATAATGAAAAAGTTTAAACAGTATATCGAAGAAGGTTGTTGTGAGGCATGTGCGTCTCTCGATGAAGAATTAGAGCTAACAGAAGCAGAGTATCAGGGTAAGAAAGTAACCCTAAATAAACCTGTACGTGGTGGTTCTAAGAAGTTCTACGTATATACTAAAAACGAGAAAGGTAATGTCGTGAAGGTCTCATTTGGAGATCCTAACATGGAGATTAAAAAAGACAACCCTGCTCGTAGGAAGAGTTTCAGGGCGAGGCACAATTGTGCAGACCCTGGCCCGAAGTGGAAGGCACGCTATTGGTCGTGTCGCGCATGGTAATTGATAAGTTATAAATAAACACAAACCTTAACCATAAGTCAACTAATTATATCAATTTAAATTATAATTATCATATGGCTTATATCATCAATACTAATGGGCTGATCGAACATGGCAGATAACAACAAAATCTTACAAGAGCATGTGCAACGTGAAGAGCAACGCCTCGCAAGAATCGAGGACAAAATAGACAAGCTTTCCGATGCAATGATTGATCTTGCAAGAGCAGAAGAAAAGCTTATAAACATTGAAAAGGCAAACGCGCAACACTTTGAACGAATGAATCGATTTTCATCTAGAATGGATGATATCGAAGATACTGTTCAAGAACAAGGAAAGACTGTAAAGGTAATGCAATATATTATTACATTATCTGCTACCGTCTTTGCTGGTGTATTCATCAAAATGTTTTTTGATGCGTAATTAATTAACGGAGACTATGATGTCAGATATCAATAAAATTATGGAGGCATATTTGGGAATGGTCTCCGCGCCTCAGGTAGAGGATACTCTAGAGGAAAAGAAAATAGGTAACATGGGGCCATATGGTATGGCGACCATTACTAAGGCACTTGCTGCAAACGGAATCAAAGGCGCTAAGGCAATCGGCGTAAAAGATTTTCTAAGAAAGAGCGGTACTGTCAATGAAGAAGTCGAAGAAGAACTAGACGAAGCATGTGGCAAAAAGCACTATAAAGAAGGTCGAGTAGAGTGCACTAAGTGTGAAGGTAAAGGCTGTGATCACTGTGATAACAAAGGTTACCACGAAGTATCAGAGAAAAAACTTGATCCAGTAGACGATGCAGAGAACGACAAGAAGTTCAAGGATCGTAAGGACAAGGACATCGACAACGATGGCGATGTAGATTCTTCTGACGAATATCTACACAAGCGTCGTAAAGCAACTGACGATGCGATCGATGGTGGTAAGAAACCTGCAAAAGAATCTGCACAAGTAGATGAGGTTTCTGCAGAGCTTGCAAAGGCTGCATTCAAGGCACGTGCAAAGCGTATCGATGATCTAGAGAAAGAGAAAGAGAAAGAGACCAACAAACACGGTCGCGCTCAGATCGATAAAGAGATCGATAGTCAAGACAAGAAGTTGGCACGTTCTCACGCCAAGTCTGGTTCAGACAAACCACTTAACAAGTCATACAACGATGCTGTTAAGGACAAGGATACTCGCTCAGATTCTCAAAAGTATGCTGATTATAAGAAAGATGGTGGTAAGTTATCTATGGATGATTGGAAGAAGCGTCAACACGAAGCGCTTGAATTAGACTTGTCTCAGTCGTTTGCTGAAATGTGGAAACAAATGCAAGAAGCAATTGACCCTAAGAAGGGTGCAACTGCTTCAGAGAAACATGATGATCACTCATCTGATCACGACAAGAAAGTTATTGCACAGCACAAGAAGTCTGATAAGAAAGTCGAAGACCAAGAAGAAAAGAGTCACGACACAGTCTTCAAGGCAGCGGGTAAGGACATGAAGCAAGCTCCTGCTCGTAGTGGTGCAGACAATTTGTCAAACGGCGATAAGACTATCGTAAACCCTGTAAAGAAGTAAAAGGATAATATTATGAAAGCTCCTGCATGGTGTAAAAACGCAGTCCCAACTGTGCGCGGATGGGAAGATCCGGTAACTGGTGAAGTATACAAGAAGCAAAAGTTCACTGCCGACCAACTTGCTGAGTGGCACGGTACAGATGAACCGGAACCTGCTCCGGAACCAGAAGAAGTAGTTGAAGAAGATTCAGAGACTGAAGAATAATTAAATATTATATTCTGACGAGCGGACCACTGTCTGCTCTTAAACGTCACTTTCAATTTTTAAAATCAACTGAGACCGTAGTCGTCATCAATTCTCTTAATAAAGAGTATGTTGATGAGGCCGCGGTTTTTTGTGCGTCTAGAGAAATTGAATACCATATTACTAAATCGGATGGTACGCCTGCAACGGGTAAGAACTCCGTACTTAAACTTTTTCTAGAGAGCGACAATGAGTATATGGTACACGTTGATGGTGATGATATGATCACACCATACGGTCGTAATCTCTATCGCACAGCAGCACATACAAACCCACCAGATGTCATCTGTTTACAAAACGAGTTGGAGATACAGAACTATCGTCCTGAGCTTCTGAGTGTCTTTCGTGATCAGATCGATTCAAATACAGTAGAACAAAATCTATTGTTTATTCCTAGATCATATATGCCTAGACATCCATATGTCCTAATCAAAGGGTCTGTGGGTAACAGGGCAACCATTCAAAGACATCGATCAGATCTGGATGACTCTACCATAGAGTCGTGGTTATCTGACCGCAAGTACCTCGTTGACTTCTACTCAAAATACAGTGACGGACGAAACTCACTGAATCGAATCGTCTTTTTGTCTCGCAAGGCTGCGGAGATGATGTGGTACGATCCAGTATTAACTATCGGTGAAGATCTGGTACAACTGTACAAACTAAAGAAATTAGCGTATAATGGCGCTATAGACATGCGTATACGTAATGAGAATCCAAGGTATACGTACCTTCACCTTACCGAAACGTCTAGCATCACGCGTGGAGAGGCATTTGATTGGAGTTGGCAGTCAAGTCTTATTGAAGAACTAAATAAACTCGACATGTATCCCGAAGGGTTTCATCTACCGGAGTTTGTAGATCCACATTATGAAGTTAAACAAAAATAATCTGATTGTGTATGCAGCCAAGCATTACTACAACCCTAAGCATATTGATGGCGAAGAATTCTTCGATGATCTGAAGAGGTTCAAGTATGTTAAACGTCTGATCAACAGATACCATGAGAAAGGTGAACTCGCAGAACGTCTAATTCTGAATCATCTGATTGTGATCTTCAATGTGTTCGGGCCTGAGGCAGGAGTCGAGATGTTGGCACTCAAGATACCGCTTGAACAATGGCCAACACTGAAGCCATTCCTTGTATTTCTACGTGCGATAAAGAACGATGATATTACAGGTATCAAAATGGATAAATACGTAGTAAGTAAATTGAGAGAACTACGATGGGAATCCTAAAGTCAGCTGCGGACATCGTCTATACAATTCGTTTCCTAAAACTACTCGTGACCAAGTTCGAGGACACCAACGCATTCAAAGCAGGCATCATCGACGCAGACGGTAAAAAGAGAAAAGATTTCTCTATGGACACGATGGATAATCGTGATGCGTACCGTACACACTACACTGCGTTTCATCGTCTGGTGTTTAACTTAAAACGTATCATGGCGAAAGCGCCTGGCGGTTCGTCTATTGTTGCACGTTATGGTGCGGCTCTTGCATTGATTAAAGAACACGGTCAACTGAACGATACCAATTTACAGAAGATACATGATGAGACAGGAATAGACATCATGGACGTTCTCATGGAAAACTCTCAGTGGTATGTGCTCGATAGTGGTAATCTAGGTGAAGGTGTTTATCGTATGGAGAACGATTCTTTATCTGATACCGGAGAGGATGTAATCCGTATGGGTGATAAAATTCGTGTCGAAGAAAACAACCTGTGCCATGACATTTTAGGTATCCCCGTGTATGAGGGTACGCACATGCGAACAGGTCTGCGCGTTCTCTTCTCGGCCAATGAGGTGAGAAAATGAAAACGTATGAAGAGTTTATGAAACAATTCGAAGAAGAGATCACCAACAATACCAGTCAAGTGCCTGGCGCAGGCAGTGACTCTTCTACTGTGATCGTACGCAAGAAGTACGACCGTAAGAATAAACGTAAAGATGCTGTCGAAATTTTAAGACGCATCATGTCTAAAAAATCTTAAAAATCCCCTTTACAAAATCCTTATTATACTATATAATTCTACGTTCAATTTAAGGATTTGCCATGAAGGTCAACGACTACGTCGATTTCAAAATCGTCATACTCGAAACTCAAGATGATGACACTTCTCTTATCGTAAATTCTTACGATGAGTCAGAGCTGATATACGTATCTTTAGTTGGGTATTGTGGTGATGACCTGTCCCATGATAGATTCTTGGTAACTAGTCCAAAAGATTCATTCCACAACCATATGCTGTGGGAGGGACTTTTTGACTCTGAAGAACAGGATGAGTACATTGAACAATGTTGTAGAAAGTTCTGGGAAACTGGTAAGCAGATGATCATTGAAAATTATGATTATCAGGAAGACGAGCCATTCTATGATTATTCTAAGTAAGTTGTATGTCTGCGGTGTTGAATAATTTGAAGAGCAACACAAAGGCACATAGTGTCGTGTGTAGTCTTGACAAAGCACTCTTTAAAGAGTATACTGTCCGATATTGTTCTCTCAGAAATGATACAGTATACCTTATAGTGGTATCAGAAACTATAGACACCACAATGGGTAGTAAATGGTCCCGTGCCAAAGCACTATGTCGTGAACACGGAATCTATCTCGATGTCTCTATTGTAAAAGAAGAACAGTATATAAAATGGGTGCACCATTCAGTAAAGAGGAATCCGGATTCTTCTGAAGAGTGGTTGCAACGATGGTATAAAGTACATGAAAAAACTCCGAAAGGTGGGCTCTGGGCAAAAGCCGCAGATAATATATACTACCTGAAAGAGATAAAAAACTACAACGCTATCGCACCTAAGATACTTGAAAGTGGTTATTTTTCCTTAAACGGAAAGTGAAACACATAACTAGGTAACACGAAAGAATGAAAGTAGAAGTGAATTATGACCGCGATGGTCTATTGACCGACTATGCAGTCGGAATGTTAAAAGATTTTTATATGATTGAGGGTGAAGAATCTCCCCAAGAAGCATACGCAAGAGCAGCTGAAGCTTGGTCAACATACCAAGGAGAGATGGACCCTTACTTAGCACAACGACTTTATGAATATGTCAGCAAGAAGTGGTTCATGTTTGCTTCACCCGTATTGTCTAATGCACCTAAAGAAGGTACGAAGACACGCGGTCTTCCAATCTCATGTTTTCTAACGTACGTACCAGATACACTGGATGGTCTTATAGAACACTCCAGTGAGTTGCGCTGGTTGTCAGTTATGGGTGGAGGAGTTGGTGGTCACTGGCGTGATGTGCGTACTGTGTCAGATATCGCACCTGGCCCGATTCCTTTCCTACACACGGTCGATGCAGATATGATTGCATATCGACAAGGTAAAACTCGTAAAGGGTCTTACGCGGCATATCTGGACGTTTCACATCCGGACATTATTGAGTTTCTTAACATCCGTATTCCTACGGGTGACGTACAACGTAAAGCGTTAAATATTCATAACGCAATCAACATCACCGATAACTTCATGGCCGCGGTGATTAATAACACAGACTTCGATCTGCGTGATCCAAAAGATGACATTGTCAAAGATACGGTCAATGCCCGCAAACTATGGGAAAGAATACTTGAAGTCCGGTTTCGCACAGGAGAACC